CAAATGATGTAACCATATTATCTTGTATATATACATTTGGACCATATTCTAACATATGTTCACACGTATCCAACTGAACATTATATTCATTGTAATGTTCTTGTTCGAAATTTACAAATGTATTTGTAGTCTCATTAAAATCCAAATCCACATATTGTCCGTATCCACAGTCGTTAATATCTATCGTTTCCATATTTCTTTCACACGTTTGGTTGTATAATGGTTATATTTTATTATAAAAAGTCTTTCAATTTTACCTAATATCTATTATTAAAATATATATAAATATATATAAATATATTATACTAATGTGTGACTCGATTTATGGTGAGTATATATCAATTACAGACAAATATATCAAAGAATATGGTGAAAAAACTATACTTCTTCTTCAAGTAGGTGCGTTCTTCGAGGTCTATGGATTTCGTAATGAGAAAGGTGATGTCCAAGATAGTAATATATGCGAATTTTCGAGAATATGTAACCTAAATATTTCGGAAAAAAAAGCGACATATAATGAAAAACAAGTATTAATGGCCGGATTTCGCGATTATACCATCGACAAGTATTTGGAAAAATTAACCACGTCTGGATATACTGCGGTTGTATATGTCCAAGAAAAAACGGGGAGTGAAATAAAACGCGTTTTTGATAGTGTTCATTCTGCCGGCACTTATATATCATATGATTCTGAAACACAAGACAAAATAACAAACAATATTGCGTGTATTTGGATAGATGTATATAAACCCGTTTTACAAAATAGGGTTGTTCAGAATTACACAATGTCCAAGACGCGCGAAAGTATGATTTGTGGCGTTTCTGTAGCAAATATATTGACCGGAACATCTTATATATCTGAATTTCAACAACCTCTATCTATACAACCTACTACCTTCGATGAACTAGAACGGTTGATTGCTATTTATTCTCCTAGTGAAGTGATTATTATTTCCCCATTTGTCCAAGAAGAGATTGATAAAATTGTCCAATTTTCAGGTATTAAAAGTAGATCAATCCATTTCATCAATAGTCTGGAGTCCGAAAAAGTTGAACATTGCTCCCAACAAAAGTATATATCTCATATTTTGGGTAAATTCTATGGAGAAGATACGGTGAATGCTTGTGCTGAATTTAATATATATCCAACAGCAACCCAATCATTTTGTTATTTATTGGATTTTGTCCAAGAACATAATCCGAATTTGGTAAAAAACATCACCACTCCCGTTTTTCATACGAAAACAGAGATGCTTTTGGCGAACCATACACTAAAACAACTCAATATTATAGATGACCATTCTCTCGATGGCTCTCATTGTGGACACCTCTCTTCAGTGAACGCATTTCTTAATAAATGCTGCACTTCTATGGGCAGAAGGGTGTTTTATTCACAATTAGTCAATCCAACTACAGATGAGACCTGGCTGAATACAGAATATCAAATGGTGAATGAGATGTTGACCGATTCTATGTATGAAAAAGTCCCTTTGATAAGAAAGAAATTAGTACAAATGAGAGATATTGAACGATTATGTCGACAAATAGTTATGCGGAAAATTTATCCGTCTTCTATCTACTATCTATATCAATCTATCGCCCTAACCATCGGTATCTATAATGATATGTCTAGTAATTTGAAATTAAAACAATATTTATCATCTTCCGAAACTGATATTTCAGCATCATGTAGTGAAATCATTAAATTTATAGACAGTGTTTTGTGGATCGATAAATGTAAGTCTGTCTCTTCCATGAATGTATTCGATGAATGTATTATTAAACCCGGATTTGACCAAGATTTAGATAATTTGATAGAAACGTCACGCCAAAATATTGACCTTTTTCATTATATTTATACCACCCTAAATGATTCCGTTAAAAAACAAGACAAAAAGGAGGGAACTAATATCGAATATGTGAAAATACACACCACTGAGAAATCCGGGACAAGTCTTCAAATTACAAAGAAAAGAGGCCTCTTATTGAAATCGTTTATTAGTTCTATGGGCGATGAATATATTTCAGGTTTAAATGAGACACGTTGGCGAGATATTCGCCTATCTTCCGCATCGAATTCTTGTGATGAAATCGAATTTCCCCTACTAAATAAAATTTGCCGGGATATGCATTATCAAAAGGAATATATGAACCGTCTTATTAGTATTTCTTATCAAAAGGTTCTACATAGTATTGAAATCAATTATTATGATAAACTCGAGAACATAGCACAATATATATCAAAAGTAGATGTCGTTCAAAATAAATCCTACGTATCCAAGGAATATAAATATTGTTGTCCAAGAATTGATAATAATGTATCCAAATCCTTTGTAAATACCAAGGGATTACGACATGTTTTAATAGAACAAATACAAACCCACGAAATATATGTCGCTAACAATTTGGTTTTAGGAAACGATGAACAGAATGGTGTTTTGTTATACGGTACAAATGCGGTGGGGAAAACAAGTTTCATACGCGCTTTAGGCATTTCGGTGATATTAGCACAAGCGGGTATGTTTGTTCCTTGTAGTGAATTCGTTTATAAACCATATACCGCAATTTTCTCACGTATTTTAGGAAATGATAATCTATTTCGTGGATTATCTACATTTGCCGTCGAAATGTCCGAATTAAGAGTCATTTTAAAATTATCCGATGAAAATAGTCTTATTTTAGGCGATGAACTATGTTCTGGAACTGAAACTGAATCAGCACTCAGTATATTCGCCTCCGGATTAATAGAAATGCATACAAATAATTCCTCGTTTATATTTGCTACCCATTTTCACGAAATCATTAATTATCAAGAAATCACCGATTTAGATAAACTTACGTTTAAACATATGGCGGTTCACTATGACCGTGAATTAGACGCACTTGTATATGACCGTAAATTAATGGACGGACCTGGTAACCGTATGTATGGTTTAGAAGTTTGTAAATCTCTCTATCTACCAGACGCATTTCTCGAACGTGCCTACAATATTCGCACTAAATATTTTCCCGATACAAAAGGAGAGCTATCACACTCTATTAGCAAAAAATATAATGCTAAAAAAGTAAGGGGTATATGTGAACTATGTGATACAGAACTCGGCACAGAAATTCATCATCTACATCAACAGAAATATGCCGACGAGGATGGTTTTATTACAACCGAAGACGGGAATGTTATTCATAAAAATCATCCCGCGAATCTTATGTCTATTTGTGAAACATGTCACGACAATTATCACGAAAAAGACGAGAAGTTTGTATTAACACGAAAGAAAACGAGTAAAGGTTATAAAATTGAAAGGCTTTAATTCTATTTTATTATATACACAATAATAAAATGGATAAATCAGAGGAACTAAACAACGCACGGATTATCTCGGATGAACTCGACCTCTCGGTAATTTCAGCGAACGACGAAGAGGAAGGACCCGTCATTTTATACGATGAAAAAGATGTAGAAGACGCGAAAAATCTCGGTATGACTGTCGAACAATTGTTCAAGATGCTCGACGAATGTAATCAATATAGTCAGGAGGACGAACACGAAGACTGTGTCGAATGGCCATATCTGGGATTAAATGAATATGTAGATGAAGGGGCGGAAGAATCGATGTATTAGAGTTTATTGTTTTATTATCTTACATATAAAATATAAACACTTCTCTTGATGAATAGTAATGGAAATTTTAAATATAGAAGATGAAACCGATTTTAATCCGGACTATTATGTATATACCGATGGTGCGTGTTCTAATAATGGTAGAGAAAACGCAAAAGCCGGGATTGGTATTTTTCTTGGACAAGATGACCCGAGAAATGTTTCTGAACCAGTTGAAGGCAAACAGTCAAACAATACTGCCGAACTAATAGCAATCATTAAAACTTGGCCAATTATAAAACAAGATATTTTAAATAGCAAAAAGGTGACTATTGTATCTGATTCGGTTTACGCTATAAGATGTGCGTCTAGTTATGGAGAGAAATGTTCGAATCAAGGGTGGAAAAAGGATATACCGAATAAGTATTTGGTAAAAATAGCATTTGAAATTTATCATGACCAACAAAACGTTCAATTTATGCATATAAAAGCACATACTAGTAACTTGGACATTCACTCGTTGGGAAATGATGGAGCAGATAAATTGGCGAATAAAGCAATTGGTCTCGAGCATTGTCCATATGATAAACCAGAAAAAGTTTATTTAAATATTTCTTACCAAGAAAAGGACAAAATAAAGATTATGGGTGGAAAATGGGATGCTAAAAAAAAGAAATGGTTTATTCATTCCGACAATGTAAATAAAGACCGTATCAATGAATTGTTTGGTTAAATTTGAACCGTTTTCTCGTTTTTAATAATAACTCCTCCTGGTATATTTGTTTTTGTAATATTTTTAATGGTTGTGTAATTTACGTCGACATTTTTGTTTGACGCCAGTTTCGAATACTGCTTACATAGAATAGCACCCTGTTTAATAATATAACGCAAATCCTTTTTTTTTAAATCATGTTCCAATTTCGCAATAACATGACTAGAAGGGTGTCCTTTTATATGAAACCATATGTGATAATCTTCCGCATCATCAATAATTTCGAAATTTTCTTCTGCATTTTTTCCTATCACGTACTCTACACTTATTTGTAATTGTGGAAAGTCAACCGTCTTTTGTACAGGCATTTTATTTGTTACCATGTTTTTAATAAAATATGGTGGTTTCAATTTTACGTATAAAGTTGCGTTTTATACGTAAAAGGCTTTTTATTTAACAATTTCCATAACATTTTCCTGTATAATAATAATGATCTCGGTTCTTTATTGTAGTATCACTATAAACACCCTTCTTTGTGGGTCCGTGAACATCACCTTGGACACATTTTTCATTACCTAATAACACACAACAATCTGTAGACGCACACACATCCTTGGATAATGTTCTACATTTCTCATCTATATTTACCATAGTATTACCCGACATTGCGCAGAAACCCATGTTATCTGAATTATCTACCTCTTCTAGTTTACTTGTTAATTTGTTATTCATATTTGCTACATCGGAATGAGATGGACTATATCCTAGTCCGCCGTATATTCGAGTTCCTGGTTCATAATATACTGGAGATGGTGTGACGTTTTCAACTGTTAACCCTTTTGTTAATGTAGGCTGTTTTATAATATCTGAATTATTTTCACTTGGTGCAGGGGCGAATTTATCATAATAAGTCTTAAATTTTTCACCTTCGTCCTCTTCTAATTCATCATTTTCAATCGGAGCAGCAATAAATTTACTTTTAAATGTATCTGTTCCACAATTTTTATTTAAATCTATGTAACGTCTGCTACATTTTGCTTCATCCTCACCAGTTCCTCTATTTTTCATACCCCATGTATCTTTTATCCATTCACCTGGTTTATTTCGCCAATCATTATGAAGTGGACACCCTTGTTCACTATACAAATAGCATCCAGGTTCAGTTGGTTCAGGAGCTGCCTCTTTGTTATCTGCTTCTTCTTTTGCTATTCTATCTTCTTCTGCTTTTGCTATTCTATCTTCTTCTGCTTTTGCTATTCTATCTTCTTCTGCTTTTGCTATTCTATCTTCTTCTGCTTTTTTTGCTTCTTCTTCTTCTTCTGCTTTTTTTGCTGCTTCTTCTTCTGCTTTTTTTGCTGCTTCTAATTTAGCATTTTCAAGTGCTTCTTTTTTAGATGCTTGATCTGTTCTAGCATTTTCAAGTGCTTCTTTTTTAGATGCTTGATCTGTTCTAGCATTTTCAAGTGCT